ACGGAAAGTATTATAACTATGTAAAGAAATCTGTAGATCCGTCTATGGTTACCACATTAGATCAGCCATACAAGGGTCATATTTATTGGTATAAGTATACAGATGCACAGATTGAAAGCACTCGACAGTTAGTTGAGTATCTTTGCGAAACATACGACATTCCTAAGACATACAGAAATGAAATATTCGGAATAGATGTAGAAGCATTTAAAGGAACTCCAGGAATATATACACACAACTCAGTTCGTAAAGATAAGGCAGACATATATCCTTGTCCACGAATGATTGAAATGTTAAAAAACTTATGAAATTCAAGAGTCATTGGTTCAAAGAGATATGGGGACACGTAAGTTTAAGGATTATACTTGGTCCCGTAAGATTCTTTGCTATTGACGTTGACGTATTTAGAAATTTTTATTCAATTACTTTTATTAACTTTACACTTAGAAACAGATGAGCAAGAAAACATTAGAAGTAAAGGCATTCGAGAAGAAGCACGTTGAGAGACCTGGTGTTCATGCCAAGACTAAGACATCTTTTTTAAAAACATCAAAGAACTACAAGAAAAAATATAAAGGACAAGGACGATGAAAGCAGGAAACTATCAAACTCAATCACCAAGTGTAAACGATTTATTGTTTGGGACTAAAAATTCAAATGGAACTACTGTAAACTTTAAAGTGCAGGATGTGTTAAATCTTACACAGGCTCCTTCTGTTGTTTCTACAAACACACTGATTGCAACTACAATTTCAAACATAAACACATACTTTACTGGAACAGCTGGTGCTAACTTTGATATCACTATGCCAACCGCTAGTTCTAACATTGACGGTCTTAAGTATGTTATTATGTCAACTACCAATAGACCTCTAACAACTTGGATTACACCTGGAGCTACAGCAATTGTAGGTGCCCCAACATCATTAGTTGCACATACTCCAGTTTGTTTTCAGTATAACAATGCTAATACAACTTGGTATATCTCTATGTAATTTGTCATAGAAATTTACTATATTTGTGACATAATTTTAAATCTAATAAAATGGCAAAAGAAAACAAAATTACTCAAGAAGAGTTAGACAAGCTAAGATCTTTAAATCAAACTTACAGAGATCTTAAATTCCAAATCGCTGACATCGAGGTATCATTCGAACGAATGAAAAGCCAAAAGATGGCATCATTAGCTAATCTAGAAACATCTGCTTTTGATTTATCTCAGTTTCAAGATGAGTTAGTGTCCAAGTACGGAGACATTAAAATCAATCTTCAAACAGGTGAATATAATTAGAAAAATATCGGTAGGTCCAGACTACATGAAGTCTATGCACTATGTAGTTGGCCAAGATGTTCTAAGAGGAAACGGTTCCATTGATACAATATTGATGGAGGCAGACTCATCAATATCTATATATATCTTAAATCAAGATAAAGAGATTGTTAAATGGAAAAGTTTCTCTTATTCAATGCCAATATCTATTGAGTATAACATAGATTTCTGATGAAGTCTCCATATCACTTTATAATTAAACCTTATAATGATAGGCGTTACGACAATATACGTAAGTATGGTGACGTTGATTTTATTATAAGTTCGTCCCAGGAAGACCACACTGTATCAAATCGAATCGGTGTGGTTGTTTCTGTTCCAACGTACTATAATGGACCTATAAAGAGTGGTGACCATGTAGTTGTTCACCATAACGTGTTTAAGTTTTACTATGACATGAAGGGAAACCAAAAAAGCAGTTGGCATCACTTGTTTGATGATTACTTCATTATAGATTCTGAGCAGTTATATCTTTATAAGGATCCAAATGGCGAGTGGTGTTCGCCATATCCATACTGCTTTGTTAGACCAATAGATAATCAAGACAAGATTATATCTAGCACTGGATCAAGAGAAGATTTATGGGGAGAGCTAGTATACTTCAATGAAATGCTAGAAGATGTTAATAAAGGAGATATCGTGGCATTTTCTCCAGATAGTGAGTATGAGTTTAGAATAGATGGAGAGATACTATACAGAATGTACAACAAGAACATATGTCTAAAAAAATAGAACTTATTAATGCAGCAAAGATTGCTGTTGATGAACTTATAAAGGTACTAAAAGAACCTATTATAACCCATGCAGAGGACGATATATCTGCCGATAAGTTAAAGAATGCTGCATCTGCAAAGAGGCTAGCGTTTGAGGATGCGTTGTACATGTTAGGAAAGATTGACGAAGAAGAAAACAGAGATAATCAGCCTGCTGTTGCTCAAGTAGACTTTGGTAAGTCTGGATTTGCGGAAGTAAGGGCAAAAGCTAAGAATGGAAAATAATCTATATACAGTTCTTGAAGACTGCGTTAGCAAGTCAATAATCTCTAACAAGAATAAGAGAAAGAACTGGGAGTATGGATATAATAAGGAGTATGACATTGTCGTTATATCGAAAGATGGTACGATAGGTGACATATACAACATAAGCGGACTAAAGGTAGCCCTACCATCCGTTCCAGAAAAAGTTGAAAACAGGGGAAATAGATGGCAATCTAAAGAGTATCCAAAAGAGCTTCAAAAAATAAAAAGCATATTCGACTGGAACAGAAGAGACAACGCATTTAAGATACAATACGTTGACTATATTGAGCAGGAGTTTGATAGAAGGGATAATGGGTTTTGGTTTATAAATAATGGTAAGCCAACATACATCACTGGCACTCACTACATGTACTTGCAGTGGACCAAGATAGACATTGGTCTACCAGACTTTAGAGAATCAAACAGAATATTTTATATCTACTGGGAGGCATGCAAGGCTGACACCAGATCGTTTGGTATGTGTTACCTAAAGAACAGACGTTCTGGATTCTCGTTCATGAGTTCTGCCGAGACATGTAACACAGGCACTATAGTTAGAGACTCTCGTATAGGTATACTATCAAAAACTGGTAGCGATGCCAAGAAGATGTTTACCGACAAGGTTGTTCCTATAATTAGAAACTATCCTTTCTTCTTCAAGCCAATACAGGACGGTATGGACAATCCAAAGACCGAGTTGGCGTTCCGAGTTCCAGCTAGTAAGATTACTAGAAAGAACATGGACGAGGAGAAGACTGAGGATATTGAGGGTCTTGACACGACAATTGACTGGAAGAACACAGCAGACAACAGCTACGATGGTGAGAAGTTGCTTCTGCTTGTTCACGATGAAAGTGGTAAGTGGGAGAAGCCAGAGAACATATTAAACAACTGGAGGGTAACCAAGACTTGTTTGAGATTAGGTGCAAGAGTTATTGGTAAGTGTATGATGGGTTCTACGTCTAACGCACTGCCAAAGGGTGGTGAGAACTTTAAGAAGCTGTACAACGATAGCAACGTATCTCAACGATCCGCTAACCATGAGACAAAGAGTGGACTTTATTCTTTGTTCATACCTATGGAGTGGAACGTTGAGGGGTACATAGATGAGTTTGGATGGCCAGTTTTTGACAATCCAGAAAAACCAGTAACTGGTATAGATGGGAACAAGATTGAGATGGGAGTTGTTACATGGTGGAACAACGAGGTGAGCGCACTGAAGTCAGACTCTGATGCACTTAATGAGTTCTACAGACAGTTTCCTAGGACAGAGTCTCACGCATTTAGAGACGAGTCTAAGCAGTCTGTGTTCAACCTAACAAAGATATACCAGCAGATCGACTATAACGACTCTCTAATTAAAGAGAAGTTCTTAACTAGGGGTTACTTCCATTGGAAGAACGGTGAGAAGGATACAGAGGTTGTATGGACACCAGATAAAAATGGTAGGTTCTTGGTGTCTTGGATACCAAAGCCAAATTTAAGGAATAATGTTGTAACAAGAAATGGGAAAAAATATCCAGGTAATGAGCACATGGGAGCGTTTGGTTGTGACCCTTATGACATATCGGGAGTTGTTGGAGGAGGTGGCTCTAACGGTGCTCTCCATGGTATGACAACGTTCCATATGTCTGACGGTCCAACAAATGAATTCTTTCTAGAGTACATAGCTAGACCTCAGACTGCTGAGATATTTTTTGAGGATGTGTTAATGGCTTGTCATTTTTATGGGATGCCTATACTAGCAGAGAACAACAAGGCTAGATTGTTGTATCACTTTAAGAATAGAGGATACAGGGGGTTCTCTATGAATAGACCCGACAGAAATTTAAATAAAATGTCAAAGACGGAGCTAGAGATTGGTGGAATACCTAACTCAAGCGAAGACGTAAGACAGGCACACGCATCTTGTATAGAGTCTTATATAGAGGAATACGTTGGATTTGACATTGAAGGAACATACAGAGATCCAGATACTATTGGTTCGATGTATTTTAACAAAACTTTAGAAGATTGGGCTAGATTTGATCCTAACAATCGTACAAAATACGATGCTTCAATTAGTTCTGGTTTGGCTATTATGGCAAACAGAAAGCATATGTTTACTCCAGAGAGAAAAGAATCAAAAATTAGTATTAAATTTGTAAGATATAACAATCAAGGCAGTCAAAGCAAAATTATAGAATAGAATGGAGAAACCATCTGTTATCATATACCAAAACCCGTTCCCAAGCCAAATGGTTTCGGAAGAAGAGAAGCAAACCGCTGAATATGGTTTGAAGATCGGTAAAGCCATTGAGGGAGAGTGGTTTAAGAGAAAGAACAATACATGTAGATTCTATGATCAATGGGGTGAGTACCATAGACTTAGACTTTATGCTCGTGGACAACAACCAGTCCAAAAATATAAAGATGAATTAGCTATTAATGGTGACATGTCTATGATGAACTTAGACTGGACACCAGTTCCTATTATACCTAAGTTTGTTGATGTTGTTGTCAACGGAATGTCTGACAGATTATTCAAGGTTAGAACTGAAGCTCAAGATGTAATGTCTGCCGAGCGTAAGAACATATTCCAGGAGATGATCGAGTCTGACATGATAGCTAAGGATTTCTTGACAATGACAAAAGAGCAGTTCGGAGTAGATGCTTTTAACGTTAATCCAGAAGAACTTCCTAGCACTGATGAAGAGCTAGAGCTATACATGCAGATCAAGTACAAGCCAAGTATTGAGATAGCTAACGAGGTGGCTATTGATACTGTATTTGAGATGAACAGATACGATGAACTTAGAAAACTAATGAACTATGATTTAGTTACTATAGGTGTGTCTGTTGTTAAGCATTCATTTTTAGTTAATGATGGACTTAAGGTAGACTATGTTGATCCAGCTAACTGGATTCATAGCTATACAGAAAAGAATGACTTCTCTGATTGTTACTACTTTGGTGAGGTTAAGCAGATGCACTATACTGAGGTTCTTAAAATTGATCCAACGTTAACTGAGGAGCAACTAAACGAGATCAGAAATAGTAGTGCTGCTTGGTATACGTATTTTCCTATTATTAGAAACTATCAAGATGATTACTTTACAAATGAGATTGTAACTCTTATATACTTTAACTACAAGGCAAGCAAGAAATTTGTATGGAAAAAGAAATTACTTGAGAATGGTGGAGAGAGAGTTATTAGAAAGGGTGACGAGTTTAATCCACCAATAGAAGATGGAATGCCATTTGAAAGAGTTGAGGCAGTTAGAGATGTTTGGTATGAAGGTGTTCTTGTAGCTGGTACAAACATTATCCTTAAGTGGGAGATGATGCGTAATATGGTTCGTCCAAAGTCAGCATCTCAGAGAGCATATCCGAACTATGTTGCATTTGCTCCAAGAATGTACAAGGGAGCAATGGAGTCATTGGTAAGAAGAATGATACCTTTTGCTGATCAGATTCAGTTAACACATTTAAAGTTACAACAGGTAACTGCAAGAGTAGTTCCAGATGGTGTATTCATTGATGCTGATGGTATTAATGAGGTTGATCTTGGTACTGGTGCTGCTTATAACCCAGAGGATGCATTAAAGCTTTACTTCCAAACAGGTAGTGTTATTGGTAGAAGCTATACTCAAGACGGTGAGTTTAACAATGCTAGAATTCCAATTCAAGAACTAAGCACAAATAGTGGTCAAGCTAAGATGTCATCTTTGATTAACAACTACAATCACTATCTAAATATGATTAGAGATGTGACTGGAGTTAATGAGGCAAGAGATGGAAGTATGACGCATCCAGATGCATTAGTTGGTATTCAAAAGATGGCAGCTATGAATTCAAACACTGCCACTAGACACATCTTAGAAGGAAATTTAAACATTACAAAAAGATTAGCTGAGTGCGTATCTATTAGAGTTGCAGACATACTTGAATACTCTGACTTTGCTGAAGAGTTTGCTATGCAAATTGGTAAGTATAACATGACTATTCTTGAAGAGATTAGAGACTTATACTTATTTGACTTCGGAATATTTATTGATCTTGATCCAGATGAGGATGAAAGACAAATGCTTGAGGCAAACATTCAAGTTGCTCTACAACAACAAACAATTGACCTAGAGGATGCCATTGATATTCGAAATATCAAGAACATTAAGTTGGCCAATGAGTTGCTTAAGATGAAGAGAAAGAAGAGAATGGAGAAGCAACAGCAGGACAAGCAGATGGAATTCCAAATGCAGATGCAGACTAACATGCAGTCTCAGCAAGCTGCTGCTGAATCCAAGGCTCAACTTTTACAGATGGAAGCTCAAACAAAAATTCAAATCAAAGAGGCTGAGGCTAACTACGAGATAATGAAAATGCAGGCTGAAGTTGAAATGAAGAGACAGCTTATGGATCTTGAGTTCCAGTACAACATGCAGCTTAAGGGCATGGAGGCAGATCAGTTAAAGAAAAGAGATGAGGATAAAGAAAAAGCAAAAGACAAAAGAGTCGACATACAGGCATCTAGACAGTCAGAGCTTATAAACCAAAGAAAGAATAATCTTCCTCCAATTGATTTTGAAAGTACAGAAGATTCTCTTGATGGATTTGATTTAGAATCTTTTGAACCTAGATAATAATGAAAAGAACAACAAAAACAACAACTAGATCTAAGGTAAATATCGAACCATATGTATCTGGTAATGCAGATAAAAATAGATTTGATGTTAATTACGGAGTAACTCTATCTAAAGGTCCAGTTAATTTTAATATTGACCAAAGTGTTGGAACTGGATATAAACCAGAAACTACGTTTACACTAGGCGTAAACATTCCAATTACTAAAAGAATAAAAAATAGAGGAAGTAATTAATTATGGCATACATAGAGCATAATTTTTTTCCATTAAAAGTATTCGTAAGGAACGAGTACATGTATCAGTTCACTAAGGGTCATGGTGAGTTTACTCCTGGAGTAATAATGTCTGTAAGATGTATGCCTGGTCAGGCTGCATTGTTTCAAGTTCTTCTTGAGAATGGTGTAATGAGAGACAAGCTACCATCTCACGCATTATTAACTGAGCCTAAAACACCAGATCCAGATCTCCCGTTTCATTATCTTCAGATATGGAATTGTTTCTCTTATAACTTTACACTTCTACATTTATCTTATGTTTATGACACTAAGGTTGATGTATACATGAAAGATCGTAAGTGGTATAGCGGAAGTTACTATGCAACAATAAACTGGGGATCAAATGACTTGAACACAGATCTATCATTAGCTGAAGATCCATTAGAGCATAAGTCTCATCATATTATACTACTAGACAACGGGCAAATAGCGTTGCAGCCTAACAACAGAATAAAATGGTCTGAGCCTTCTTTTGTTACAAAAACATTCCCAGAAAAGCCAGACTATTTAGTCAATAGTGAGTACTTTAACTGTGAAGGATATGAGAAGTGGCACACCGAGGATTCACAGGCAATGTTCTACGAAAACGAATAATAAATTATTTATTAACTTTGTAAAAATTAAATTAAATAACAATGGATCAAGAAATTAAAGTAAGGGCTGTAGATTTTGAAGAAAAGTCTGTAGCTGAGGTAGAAGAACAACTACTAAAGCAACATGAGGAAACTACTGGTGTTTCTTTAAGTACTGATACAGTTGACACTGTTCAAGTACCACAAGAAACAGTTGAAATAGTAGATACTTCTAATGATACAGTGGAGACTATTATTACAGATGATAATACGCCAACAATTGTTGACGAAATTGACGATAATAAAGTTCTTTCATATATTGGTAAAAGATACAACAAGGAAATCAGTAACTTGGATGAGTTATTTGAGCAGAGACAACAGAACGAAGATCTTCCAGAAGATGTTTCTGCATTCCTTAAGTATAAAAAAGAAACAGGACGTGGAATCGAAGATTTTATTCGCTTGAATAATAACTACGATGAAATGGACGAAGACTCTTTGCTTTTTGAATATCAGCGTGAGCAGAATCCAGATCTAGAACCAGAGGACATAAAGTTCGATGTAATGGATCGTTTTGCTTATGATGAAGACTTCGATGATGAAAAAGAAATCAAGAAGAAAAAATTAGCAAAGAAAAAAGAGCTCTCAAAAGCTAAGAAGTACTTTAACGACCTTAAAGAACAATACAGAGTTCCACTTGAGTCAAGGGAAACATTTGTTCCACAGGAAGAAAGAGACACTTATGATGCTTTCAAGAGATATAAAGAATCTTCCAAGTCTATAGAGGAAGAAAACGCAAAAAGGTCCCAGTTCTTCTCAAAGAAAACTCAAGAACTTTTCTCTGACAAATTTGAAGGTTTCAAGTTTAATATAGATGAAAATAAAAAGCTAGTTTACAAGCCAGGAGATCCGAAAGCCTTAATGCAAGAACAGAATGATTTAAAGAACTTTGTTTCACAGTTCTTGGATGATGATGGTTACCTTGCAGATGCTGAAGCTTTCCACCGTTCTATTGTGATAGCCAAAAACCCAGATAAGTTTGCCAAATTTTTCTATGAAAAAGGAATGGCAGATGCGGTAGGTACTGTAGCCAAAGAGTCTAAAAACATTGACATGACTCGACAGGCAACACAAGTAACTCCAACTGATGGTGTTAAGATTAAAGTAATAGAGCCAGACAGAGGAAGTAGATTAGTAATTAAAAAACGTTAAACTTTTAAACTTTTAAAAAATGGCTGGTACATTAGCAGTGAGTCCTGGGGTAGCAATTACTCCTAGCTCAGTAAAGGCAACATTGCCTACAAACTACATTACAAACTTCAACTTCTTAAATCAGTATCTTCCTGATACTTATGAGCAAGAATTTGAGCGTTACGGAAACAGATCAATCGCATCTTTCTTGCGTATGGTTGGTGCTGAACTTCCTTCTAACTCTGACTTAATTAAATGGGCAGAGCAAGGTCGTTTGCATACAAAATATACAGGATTGACTTTTGGTTCAGTTTCTTCTGGTACTCAAGTTTTCACTTTACCTACTGGTACTTGTAACTTTAGAGTTAACCAAACTGTATTCTTATCTTCTCAACAAGTTGCTGCTGAATCAGCAAAGGGGATTATTACGACAGTTACTTCTAATACATTTACTGTAGCTTACTATGATTCTGCATACAATGCAACTTCTCCTTTTAGTGGTGCTACTACTGGAGTTACTGCATTTGTTTATGGATCTGAGTTCTCTAAAGGAACAAGTGGTATGCAAGGATCATTAGAGGCTGAGGATACATTCTACGAAGTAAAACCAGTTATCATCAAAGATAACTATACTGTATCTGGTTCTGACATGGCTCAAATTGGATGGGTAGAAGTTACTACTGAAAATGGTGCTACAGGTTACTTATGGTACATGAAATCAGAGCATGAAACTCGTTTGCGTTTTGAAGATTATCTTGAAATGACAATGGTTGAAGGAGTTCCTGCTGAGCAAACATCTGGTGCTACTGCTTTCTTAAACAATGCTCCTTCTTATCCTTCTCCATCTACATTATCAGCAGCTGGTACTCAAGGTTTATTTGATTCTATTGAGACTAGAGGTAATGTATGGTCTGGTGGTAACCCATCTTCTTTAGCTGACTTTGATACTATTATTCAAAGACTTGACAAGCAAGGTGCTATCGCTGAAAACGTATTATTCTTAAATCGTCAGTTCTCTTTCGATATCGATGATATGTTGGCTGCTCAAAACTCTTACGGAGCTGGTGGTACATCTTATGGTTTGTTTGACAACAGCGAAGAGATGGCATTAAACCTTGGTTTCTCTGGATTCAGAAGAGGATACGAGTTCTACAAAACTGATTGGAAATACCTTAACGATGCAACTCTTCGTGGTGGTTTAGTTGGTGGTGTAGTTAACGGAGTATTGGTTCCTGCTGGAACAATGAGTGTATACGATCAAGTTCTTGGTAAAAACGCTAGACGTCCGTTCTTACACGTTCGATTTAGAGCTTCTGAGGCTGAAGATCGTAGATACAAAACTTGGATGACTGGTTCAGCTGGCGGTGCTGCAACTAGCGATCTTGATGCAATGCAAGTTAACTTCTTGTCTGAAAGAGCGCTTTGTACACTTGGTGCTAACAACTTCGTTATCTTCAAGGGATAATTGAAAAAATCGGGAGGGGCCTAGCGCCTCTCCCTTTTTTATTATTAATAAATTAAATTATATCAAATGAAAACAACAAGAAAATCTGTGCTAGAACCAAAAGATAGAACTTATCTTTTGAAGAATGGAATGAATCCATTAACCTACTTCCTTGCTTCCAAGGACACTCCAAGAAAACGTTTACTTTATTATGATGAGGAGACAAATACTAATAGACCTCTTCGTTATGCTAGAAATGCAAATTCTCCATTTCAAGATGAGCAAGGTGAAAATGTTATCATTGAACCTATTATTTTTGAAGATGGCGTATTAAGCGTTCCTAAAAATAATCCAGTTTTACAGGAATTTTTACATTATCATCCAGGAAATGGAACTGAATTCTTTGAGTTTGATCAAGAAAAAGATGCTCAACAAGAGATTAAGCAAATGTATGATGTTCTTGATGCTCAGTTAATTGCAAGAGAAATGCCATTTGAAGAGCTAGAGCCAATCGCTAGACTATTGTTAGGTGGATCTGTAGATTCAATGAAAGTATCTGAAATCAGAAGAGATATGATGCTATACGCTAAGAGATATCCTCAAGACTTTATGGAGGCAGTAAATGATCCTTCTATTAAAGTTACTAGCTATGCTGCTAGAGCATTGTCTGATGGATATTTGGCATTTAGAAACAATAAAAAAGAAATATTTTATAATCTAAAAGACAATAAGAAAAAACTCCTTACTGTTCCATTTGGTGATGATCCAGTATACTTATTATCTGCTTACTTACAATCAGAAGAAGGATTAGACCTATATAAATTCTTAGAAAACAAATTCTCTGAAAATTAGTATATTTGTGCTATTATTCACCCATTAATTTTTTACAAAATGGAAAAGTTTTTATCTATCCCTGTTACTTCTGAGCAAAATCAGTTAGTATCTTGCACTGACATTAAATTGATCGAGCAAGGCTCAACAACAACTGTTGTTATCACCTATGGTGGTGGTAAAGTAACAACAATTACTCATGCTGCTGCTGGAGCAGGATCAGAAGAAATGAGAGATGCTATTCAAAATGCAGTTATTGCTGCATTACAAACAGCATGGTCTCAACCAGCTTATGATGTATCTGGTTTACCATTTGCAGTATCTGGTATTGCTATTGCTTAATAATAGCTACTTATCATTAAGAAAGGCACTCTCACAAAGTGCCTTTTTTTATTTATCTTTGTAAAAAGCATTTCCATGATCAACGAAGTTCGTAACAACGTTATGTTTATATTGAACAAAGACAATAGGGGTTATATTACTCCTATGGAGTTCAATACTTATGCTAGACAGGCGCAGTTAGATATATTCCAAAAGTATATGTATGAATATAGCAATGCTATAATCAAACAGAACGCTCGTTACCATGGTGAAGGGTATTCAAACATTGCCAAAAGACTTTCAGAAACAATAGATAGACTATCTGAATATCAGACAATGCAGTATAACTCAGTAAGTGGTGTTTTAGACATGCCTATAGATTGTTATTATGTAGAAAAAATAATATATAACAATAGCGTAGAGGTAGACAGAGTTGATCATAGTAAGATATTAAATCTTATTAACTCAAACTTAACTGCACCTACAGCTAGTTATCCAGCATATATTCTTACGTCAGATCCTGCCGTTGGCTCTACACCTGGTTCATTGACAGTTTATCCGAACTCATTGATGAATCCATTATCTACACCTAGCCCCACTGCCCCAAGCAATGTTCAGATAAGATACGTTAGATATCCTAAAGATCCAGTTTGGACGTACAATACTATATCTGGCGGTGAACCTATATTTGATAATACAAACTTAAGTTATCAAGACTTTGAGATACCATATGAGGAGTTCCCTAATCTTGTTTCAAAGATATTACAATATGCTGGTCTATCTATAAGAGAGTCAGAGGTGGTTCAAGACGCTAAGGCAGAAGAGGTACAAACAGCACAACAAACACAATAACAGATGCCATATATAACTAACTATCAGTACTACACTAATAACGGGACAAATCCTCAAGATGCTAACTGGGGTAGTTATCAGTACGTTACATTAAAGGACTTAATAAATAACTTTATGTTGATGTATGTAGGTAACGATAAGTTAGTTAATAATGTTGACATATATAATGTTAGGTTTCATGCAAAAAGAGCTATACAAGAGATAAACTATGACGCTCTTAGAAACATTAAGGTTATGGAGCTAGAACTTGGTGAAGAACTAAAGATGGTGCTTCCTCCAGACTATGTTAACTACGTTAGAATATCTGTTTTAAAGGGGAATGTTTTGATTCCGTTAGTTGAGAGTAGAAATGCAATAACTGCAACTGCGTACCTTCAAGATAATAACTTAGATATTATCTTTGATTCAAATGGTGAAGTTGTTACTGGCACATCTAAGCTTGATATACTAAGACAAGACAAGCAGTTATACACTGGTGCTGGGCCATACAACGGTTACTATGGATGGTCATTTGAGGGTGATTGGTACTTTGGTTACAACATTGGAGGGCGATTTGGTTTAAACACAGAAGACGCGAATCGTAACCCTAGATTCACAATCAACAAGGCAGCAGGTGTCATTGATTTTAGCACTGGAGTTGAACATGGCAAGATCGTATTAGAATATGTTTCTGACGGTATGGAGAACGGAGACGACTCTTTAATAAGCATTAATAAACTAGCTGAGGAGTACATATACTCATACTTAAAGTGGGCTGTTCTAAATAATAAAACAGGCGTTCAAGAATATATTGTTAAAAGAGCTAAGGACGAGAAATCTGCCAATCTAAGAAACGCAAAGATTAGATTAAGTAATATTCATCCATCTAGACTATTAATGAGTCTTAGAGGTCGTGATAAATGGATTAAATAATTATGGCTGACATTAGTAGAACATTTCAGAAAGGAGTCATGAATCAAGACCTCGATGAGAGGTTATTGCCTAATGGTACGTATATATCAGCAGAAAATGTAACTGTAAATAGTTACGCATCTGGTGATGTTGGTGCTATTCAGAATGCATATGGAAACTCGTTAAAGGGTAATATATTTTCAGCTGTAAATGTTCAAGTAATATCAAATCCAATTGTTATTGGTGCTGTTGCATACGAGCCAAAAGGATTAATATATTGGCTTGTAACAACTGATCAATTTGATGGTATCTTTGAATACAACATTCAAAGTGGTCAAACAACAAGAGTACTACAATGCTCTAAGCCAAGTCCAGGGAGTCCTCTTAACTTTAACTCTAACTATATTGTTACTGGTATAAATTATTTAGAGGGACAAG